GCGCGAAAGCGTGGAAGCGCACCCGGAACTCATCCCCTTGCTGACTGGCAAGGCTGCCGCGCACGTGAAGCTGATGGGTTTGACGCGGGATGAGATTGAGCGCAAGTTGGCGCGCGTGCTCACCCGTGGGTTTCGTGGTGAACTCGATAAGCTGCTGGAATATCTGGGCGATCCGCCGGATATCAACCGCGTACCACCTGAGTATTGGCAGAACGGCTGGCGGTCAATCCAAGCTGATGTTGAGCCGATACTGGTAGAGGCGTACATTCAGCAGGCTGAAGCTCTGATGGTTCGGATTGGAATTGGCGTAGATTGGGCAGGCGTGAACACGGCCGCTGCAAGCTGGGCGCGTTTGCACTCCGAGACTGTTATGCGCGAATTGTTCAATCGCACATATGAGGGCGTCAATACACTTGTTCCGCAATACTTCGAGCAGCACTGGCGCATGTCCGACCTGAGCGCGGCTCTTGAGCGTTATTACTCCAAAGTGCGGGCGGAGATGATCGCCGTGACGGAAACGACCCGCGCGTTGGTCGAAGGCGAGAAAGAGATTATCGCCGCGCTCTCGCGTGAAAGCGGGGCGGATATGGTCCCGATTTGGATGACCGCGAATGATGAGCGCGTTTGTCCATTGTGCGGTCCGAGAAACGAAAAGCCGATTACGGACGGGAACTATCCACCGGCGCATCCGAACTGCCGCTGCGCGGTAGGGTATGAATGGCCGGAGACATTGAACGCAGCGCAGGCGGAGTTATGGCGTACTCGTTAGAAATCAAGGGCGCGACCGAATTGTTGCAGAAGCTTGAAAGTATCAAGCAACTGAACCGGGTAAAGGCGCGTATCGGGCAGGAAGGGCGTTTCTTACAGCGCAAGATTCGGATGTATCCGAAGCGCGTGTACAGCAAGAACCCGCTCATCCGCACGAACCCGGCAGTCAGGCGCGCGTTCTTTTACTATCTACGCAAAGGTCTCATCACAGTTCCTTATCGGCGCACACATTCGTTATTGCATAACTGGGTAGTCTGGCAAGGGCTGGACGGGTTGAGCGTGACGGTGGAGAACAACCTGCCTTACGCGCCGCTGGTGCAGGGCTGGGAGACGCAAGCGAAGGGGCATCAATGGAGCGGCTGGATGACCGACAAGGGGGCAATTCAAACTTATGGTCCCGAAATTATCCGCCGCATTCAAGACGCTTTGCGAAAAGAGGTTGAAGGCAAGTAATTCTTAGGGACAACTGAATACAGGTTTCCGGCGGGCAGCGGGTGCTGCAGCGGGCGACCGGGTGGTCAGTGGGTACTGAAGCCAAATGAACGCAATTGAGCGTTTCTTTTGGCTTTGTTGGTTTAAGGAGGTGTCAATGGACACACTGGTTTATTTTGGGGACGCGGTGAAAGCACTCGGCTCCGGCAAGGTTGGCGGGTATCTCGTCCGCTGGGGAAAGCCCGGCGATGTGGATCTGGAAGGCGATTATTTCACGCCTGAAACCGACCTCGGCGTTGAGATTGGCGACCGCCTGCCTGTCTACTTTGAGCATGGCTACGATCCGGTGGTAAAGAACCGGAAAATCGGTCGGGGAACAATCCTCAAGACTGACGACATCGGGCTGTGGTTCGAGGGACAGCTTGAACTCCGGGACGAATACGAACGCATGATTTACGCGCTGGCTGAAGCTGGGAAGCTGGGCTGGTCGAGTCAGGCGGGCGGTTCGCTCGTGAGCAAGAGCGTGGGCGAGGGTGGAAATCACATCGAAACGTGGCCGCTTGCTGAGGCAACGCTGACGAAATCGCCGGCTGAGCATCGCAATACCGCCGTTCCCATCAAGTCAATTTATCCGGACGTGAGCGAAGAGCCCGCGCCGGAAACTATCCATGAGGAGGAAATCATGGCAGAAGAAATCAAGACTTCGCCCCCGATTGACATCGAGGCGATTGTAAAACAGGCTGCCGCCGAAGCCGTCAAGGCTTACACGGATTCACAGCCGAAAGTGCGCGGCGGGTACGACGTTGAGGTCACCGAAGACGAAACCGACCGCTCGCTGAAATCAAAGCCCTTTACCGCCGGAGAGTTTTTCCAGGCTGTAAAGACCGCCGCGATGTATCCCGGACAGGAAGAGCCCCGGCTGTCAGCCTTCAAAGCGACGGGGTTGAATGAAGCGACTCCATCCCAGGGCGGATACCTGCTTCCCCCGCAGATTGCCAGCGGAATATTCCAGGCGATGTGGGGCGTCGGCTCTGTACTGAGTCAATTCAATCCCATTCGCGTCACCGGCAACAGCCTGACCATCAATGCGATTGACGAAACATCCCGTGCGGATGGTTCGCGCATGGGCGGGGTGCAAGGCTACTGGTTGGCTGAAGCCGCGCAGAAAACTGCAAGCAAGCCGAAGTTCCGCCAGATTGACCTGAAGCTCAAGAAAGTTGCCGCGCTTTGCTATGCGACCGACGAGCTTTTGGCTGATGCGACCGCGCTGGAAAGCTGGATTGCCAACGAAGTCCCGAATGAATTGCGCTTCAAAGTCGAAGCCGCGATTATCAACGGCGACGGCGTAGGCAAGCCTTTGGGCATCCTGCAGAGCGGCGCGCTGGTTTCAGCCACGCGCACGGACGCGTCAGAAATTGACGCCTACGATGTGGGTCGGATGTGGGCGCGGCGTCTGCCGGGCTTCAACGATTACGTCTGGTTTGTCAATCCGGCTGTTTACCCGCAATTGCTCAACATGACCATCGGACAGATGCCGGTTTACGCGCCGAGCGTCCGCCCGGATGTTCCCTACGGAACACTGTTAGGGCGTCCTGTCGTGGAAAACGAATACTGCCCGAACCTGGGTACAGTTGGCGACATCCTGCTCGCTTCGCCTTCAGCGTACGCGCTGATTACAAAAGCCGGTGTTGAAGCCGCGTCAAGCATCCACGTCAAGTTCGACTATGACGAGACCTGCTTCCGCTTTGTTTACCGCGTTGATGGCGCGCCTTATTTCAACGCCGCGATTACTGCCTATGACGGCAGCAACACGGTGAGCCCATTCGTTGCCCTCGCGGCATCCACTTAATCGGAGGTGAGTGATGGCAAGATATGCTGAAAAGCTTCATATCGTCCCGCTGCTGGCTCCAGCAGCGACCACCACGGCTGTAAAGTCTTACGCCGCGAGTTTGAAAAACGCCAATTGGCTGAGCTTCCTGGTGACCTGGGGCGCGATGACTTCGGATGATAACAACATGGTTATCACGGTTGATGCCACCACGAACGTTGGCGCGACCACCACGAATGACACCTCGATTCCGTTTGTCTACCGGCTTTCCGGTGCTGTTGGCACAGACGACAACTGGGGTGACCCGACCACCTGTGCCTCAACCGGTCTGTCCGTTATTGGAACGGCTGACAGCATGGCACTTTTGATTGACGTGGACCCTGCTTCGGTTCAGGCATTGGACTCGGACGCTACCGGCGTGCGGGTCAGCATTACCGGCGTGGATAACGCCACGAACTATGCCGTCGGCGTGGTCGGTCTGATTGAGGACCGCTACCCGCAGGCTGAGCACATTAGCGCGTCCACTTAAGTTTGAGTAAGTTGGGGGGCGGGTTATTCAGCTCGCCCCCCGAAATCTGGAGGCTTTATGGCAATTTACGCCACGGTTGAGGAAGTCAAGAGCGATGTGCCCGATTCACCGCTGTTCGAGATGAGCGATGAGACTTATGACGAGGTGCTGGGCGCAATGCTTTCCGCTGCCTCGCGCCTGATTGACAAGTACGTGGGCGGATTTGAGAACTGCTTTTACCCGACCACCGATGCGCAGACGCGCTACTTTGACGGCAATGGCGAGGAAGGGTTGTGGATTGACCCGCTGCTTTCTATCACGACTGTCTCCGTCAGCGAGAGTGGGGGTCGCGCGTCAACTTCCTACACCGATTGGACGCAGAACACCGACTATTATGTCTACCCGTATCACTCCACCCCTTACGAAAAGCTGATTGTGGATAACGACTCAGGCAGCAAGGGCAATTGGGGCACAACCCAGAAGGGCGTAAAGATAACCGGAGTTTGGGGCTACGCGCTAACCCCACCGGCAGATGTCAAGCAGGCGTGCAAGATTCAAGCGATGCGCTGGTTTATGCGCGCAAAGCAAGGCTACCAGGACGCCGGCGCAAGCGCGGCTCTGGGACAAATGATTTACGCGCAGGAGCTGGATCCTGATGTCAAGATGCTCCTCGCGCCTTATCGCTTGCATAACGCCGTGAGCGGGTGGTGAGATGAGCATTATTGACGATGCCATCGCGCGATTGCAGTACCACGCGCTTGCGATTAGCTCTGAACATGTTCGGGGCGCGCCTTCCTACCCGGTAGACGATGCTTCCGTTTTACCACTTTCGATTGCCTACATCGCCAGCGGGACGGGTTCGATTGACGACTCCACCACCGCACGGCTTCTGCTGACTGTGAACGTTGACTTCCACGTCAATCGGACTGTCTCAATGAAGTCCGCTTACACCCAGCTGAACAATATCATCCCCGAATTTCTGCGCCGATTAGCTGGCGATCCAACGCTGAACGCGAAGGTGGACACGATTGTTTTCCCGGTCTCATTCTCGGTTATGCCCGCGCAATGGGACGCGGTCACCACGCAGATGGCGAGCTTCACGATTCCGCTGAAGTTCCGCGAGACCCCAACAACTTAGCAGAAAGGATGCGTTGAAAAGCACTGCAGTAATTTTAGGGATGCACCAGGGCACGATGGGCGAGTTCGACCAGACTCGCACAGATTGCGATGTATTCGTGTTCAATGAGATGGTTTCGCGCGGGAGTGTACCCAGCGCGGATTATGTGATTCAGCTTCACAAGCCGGTGGTCTGGCGGTCTGTCACGAACCGCAACGACTCCAAGCATTACGATTGGCTGAAAAGCACCTCGATTCCTGTACTGATGCAGGATAAGTATGAGGACGTCCCGGCGTCTATCCGCTTTCCGCTTGAGGAAATCAAGCGCGAGTTTTCGGGCGCGCCGGAGTATTACACCAGCTCAGTTGCTTACGCGTTGGCGTATGCGATTTACAAGCGTTACAAGCGCATTGAGCTATACGGCGTTGAGATGGAAACGAACACCGAATACGCGCACCAGCGACCAGGCGTGGCGTATTGGTGCGGGGTTGCCTACGGGCGCGGAATAGCGGTTGATTTTCATTCCCGGCAGTTCTTTCAGTCCCCGCTTTACGGATACGATGGCGATGTCACAATCAAATTGGAAGTATTCGAGGCGCGCGTCAAGGCGTTGAGCGCGGAGGCTAAAGAGGTTCTGGAAGTCTACAAGCGGGCAAAATCGGCGGTTATTGACGCGGTAGAAGCGTTCCGCGCTGATTACAAAGCCGGCGTGGATAAACTCGAAAATATGGTCAATCGTCAGGCTGAACTTGCTCACAAATTCAACCTGCTGGACGGCGCGATTCAGGCGGATAACCGGCATATCAAAGCGTGCAAGGTGATGGAGGCAGAATCGGGAACGTACTTCCTGAGCCGGCAGGTCTACGAGGGTGAGATGAGCAACTCCACCAACGCCTGGACGGCGCATCAGCATAACATCACCAACGCGTCCGATGCGTTGAAGGCGAAAGAGGACGAACTCAAGACCGCCACTTCGCGCGGGTACAGAGGGCGCAGATGTGATGAGTACTTGGTACTCGTTGAGGAGTACGTCAAGGCGGTCGGAAAAGCCGGCTTGCTTACCGGCGTTGGGATGGAAAGCAAATATCTGATGGGCGTTCACGACCAGAACGAGCGCATGGCTGGCGGGAAAGAAGCGGTCAAGGTTATGGCAGAGGCGGTGGCGTGAGAACCGCCGCGATTATCACGAACTACAACATGCCGGAGCGGACGGACGCGCTGGTGGAGTACATCCACTCTCACGTCAAGAGCGCGGTTGACATCGTAGTAGTGGATAACGGGAGCGACCTCGTTCCACCTTCGCAATACACAACTTTGCACCTTG